TAAGAATAGTATTACCTTATGGATTTTTTCCCCGCTCACTCACTCATCTCACAAATCATATCATGCCTCGGCAAACATCCCGCGCCCCACAGTCCACTCGCTGGGTTTTTACATTAAATAATTATACTGAAGATGACATTGAACGACTCTCTCGATTTGGAGGAGACTTGGCTAGCGTCGGTATGTCTTATCTCGTCTATGGGCGTGAGGTTGGAGACTCCGGAACTCCCCATCTCCAGGGGTATGTTATTTTCCTATCTCGAATGCGGCTTAGACCAGTACGAGAGCTTATTGGAGAACGTGGACATTACGAGGTTTCTAGGGGAACGCCAGTTGAAGCTAGTAGTTATTGCAAGAAAGGGGGAGACTTTTTTGAGTATGGAGATGCCCCTCGGGCATGTAATGCCAAGCCCAAGAGGGAGATCACCCAATTCTGTGATTGGGTAAAGGAACTCGGTTCTATGCCTTCCGAAAGAACCATGGCGAACAAGTTCCCTTCGCTATGGTTGAAGAACAGGTCCAACTTGGTTGATCTTGCCGGTATGATATTGCCCCCGGACATTTTACAAGAAGAGCCGTTAAACGAATGGCAGAGTACTCTAAAGGACACACTGGAAGGTGAGGCCGACGATCGTAAAGTGAAGTTCTATGTTGACACGCTTGGTGGTAACGGAAAGTCGTTTTTTTGCCGTTACATGTTGACTGTTAAAGACGAAGATACGCAAGTATTAAGTATTGGAAAGATGGCCGACTTGGCATATGCAATTGATCGTACTAAATGTATTTTTTTATTTAATATTCCTAGAGGAGGCATGGAGTACATGCAGTATACGATCCTGGAGCAGCTTAAGGACCGTGTAGTATTTTCTCCTAAGTATCAGAGTAGCACTAAAGTGATTACTCGTAAGTGTCATGTTGTTGTGTTCTGTAACGAACATCCTGATATGACGAAGATGACGGACGACCGTTATGATATTATAACCCTTTAAGTATCCTTATAGTACGTTGTTATTGATGCACGACATCCCCACTCTAAAGCTGGGTCTCTAGATCCTGCTAAGAAACCTGTGTAGAAGTAGTATACTAAATATATAGGTGGCATTATATCTGCAGTACCATTTGCACTCGTGTTGTTACTGTTAAATACCATCTTTTTGTTTTTTAACGGCACTCTCATCATTCCCGTATATTGTACTAACGGTTTTCCTAGTTCAGGCATTAATTTGTGTGTATGTGATCCCAGTACTGTGAAGTTGTCAGTATTAAGTATTCTACGCCCGTCGTTGATTGATTCGTCTGTTAACGGTACCGTGGGATCTGTATTCCCTGAGTCGAACGATTTGAACCATTGGCTGGTCGGCGTGAAGAAGTTGTTTTTTGATTGGATAAGGAACATTTTTAATGTTACAGGAGGCCATCTTGTCGTTACAAGTACGTCTGTACTTAAGGCAGCAGTGAACACATAACGGACATTAACGCCAGTTAAATGGATTGTGTTTCCTATACGACCTTCATCCGTTACTCCTGGTACTATGTATCTTCCTACTAGATCTAGTAGATAAGGTACTTCGTCTGTATGTTCTAGTGCAACGTTATGTGTGTTGCGCTTGCTTTCGATACTCTTAGCTAACGTCTTTTTTAAAAAAGATTTGGTGACCAGAGCATTACTAACAGTACGTTTTTTACGAGTAGTACGTCGGGTACGACGGATACGACGTGTCTTCTTTCGGTATGCCATGTTTGCAATTTATGAGAACGTTCTACAGGAACGTGCAGTATTGCCTTACGAAGCTCGGAGCGCGGATGCGCTGTCAAATCGTCTAACAAGCGAGCCGGTGGCCGGAGGCAGGGAGCGACCCCGCCGGCAGCCATCTCACCCGAACTACCAATACTTATTGCCCCGAAGCCCCCCGGGCCGGCAAGTCTTGTATGTACCAGTTTGTACACAGGTGAGTCAAAATCCATAAGAATAGTATTACCTTATGGATTTTTTCCCCGCTCACTCACTCATCTCACAAATCATATCATGCCTCGGCAAACATCCCGCGCCCCACAGTCCACTCGCTGGGTTTTTACATTAAATAA